GCCATTATAATACAAATACTTAAAAATAACTCATGCTAAAGTCTTATATATTTTCTATTTTTGGGAATGATTTTTGTACATTAAAGTAGAAAATTTTGGAACTGATATATTATAATAATTAAAAGACGCAAATGCACAATCTTTAATCCATATTCTAATTATGTAATAATTTTTCTTAGGACATACTGAAATACCATTTATATTTTGCGAATATTCCCATGTTTTACCTAGTTTTTCTCCCAACATCAATGAACAAATTTCAAACAAATTATTATGTAATAAATATTTGCACACCTTAAAAGAAAAACATCCTCCGTTTTTATTTTCACTATCTTCCCACCGCGGAGTAATATTGTTTCTCATTAAAAAAAACATTCCATTGTAAAATAACTCTTTGAATACATGAAATGATTCAACAAATTCTTCAACTTTATTGATACTTGTTATCATTTTATAACTAGATAATTCCCAATTATAATCATATGGATCGTGAAAATATAGACTCCAGCAATCATTCAGTTCTGACATGTATTATGTTAATGTATTCTTCTTTTCTTATATATAATACTAGAATGAAAAAAAATGAAAAAACTTTAGATTTAACAACAACGATGAATATTGAAAGTGTATATGATGATGCTGAACATAATATTGATAAAGTAAAAAATCAAAAACCCAAAGTTATTTGGTTCAAACGATATGCGCATTATAGAGAAATCCCTGCTGCGCCTGGAATGCTTGGTAATAATAGATTTCAACTGAATATATTGGGTGAATTGCTCTAAATATCATCAACATTGCATTCATCATCAATATCTTCTTCAGATGATGAAGTAATATCGCCGAAATCAATATATTGATCATTGTATTGACTTTGAACACAATCACTACTATTTCCATTACTGATTGTATGATGATTTCCATGATTATTATAATTGTTGCAAATAATATTAGAAAGTTTGTTTTCCATGATTAGGTTTTGAACTTGTTCGCTATTAAATTTGTGTACTATATCCACTTTTGATGCCTGATAGTCTCTTTTTGAAGCAACAACTACATCTCCCACTTCAATCAACAATCGTTTATTGAATTTTCGCAGAGATCCTCTAATAATACCAATCGCTTCTATACCAGAATTTGTAATTACCTGCACTCTACAATTTCCTAGAAGTTTTTTTACATATGCGTACTCCTCTTCTTCAACATTTAATGCATAATTAATATCTTTTTGATGATTGAAGTTTTTGATTTTTTTCTTATCTCTAATACTAGACTGGTACATTATTACGATGTATATTTTATTACGATATTCTTTATATGATGTCATATTATCATTTAAAAATATACTACTATATACTATATAATTACAGACCATCATGTCTTATAATGATTCTGTTGAAGAATACCTAAGTGCAGATGAAGAGATTGACAATTTTAATATTTTTGATAAATGTATAACATATCACAATAAAAAAACCATAATGGTAGAATTGACTTTTCGAGAATTACTCAATTACTCTGATTCGTGGAGTTATAATCGTAAAATAATCGATGAAAAAACAATAGAACTATACAACACTCTTTGTGAAAATTATGATATCCCTTGGACATTACACGCAATATATGATACAAGTATATGTAATAGTATAAAAAAAATACTTATTTTAGATGGGCAACACCGAAAAAAGGCAATAGAATATTTCATACAATATCATGACGCTGAGATGATATGCGACAAAAAAGTATGGGTGTGGTTATATATTTTGGAAAACTCTGAAACGACAAATAGTAGTATTGCGTTAAATCTATTCAAGAAAATCAATAATAATCGACAATTCGAGGAAGACGAACTACCTAATATGTTTGTAATTGATTTAATACAAAATATTTGCAAAAGTAAAACATTAAAGTGTGGCATAAAAACGAATGACGCAAATAGTACTTCACACGCTCCATATATACATAAAAAAGAATTAAATGCTGTGTTAAATGAAAATGTTATGCTATTCCAAAATATGACTCATGAGGATATTTTGAACAATATGATAATTATCAATCATAAACTGAGTATGAAAACTTACGAACAACTCTATGGTAAAAATAAGCTGCATTTAAAAAGGTTCGAAAGAGCTATTGCATTGAAGTTTTATCTAAATTTGGGAAAATTTTCCAAGTATCCTATTACGAATTGGATCAAGTACATCAACAATGTTCAAGAGATGCCATAGATATACACACTACATTGGAAGAACATTGGGAGGACATTGGGAGGACATTGGGAGGACATTGGAGGACATTGGAAGAACATTGGGAGGACATTGGGAGGACATTGGGAGGACATTGGAGAAATCTGTGTACCAAATTTTTCCAACTTTCATAAAGTGTACTGAAAACTGAAATAAGACCAACACAACATTATACTCTATGGAGCACATTGGTGATGAAGGCAACGTTTGTCATGTCAACGATGTATCTGGTCTAGAACACACGGTGGTGGCTGAGCTATATAACAAATCTCCTCTTAAAAAATGGATCAAACTAATTCCATCCCAAAATACAATCAAATTTGATGATTATAACAGGAAAGAATATTTTTGTCACATCGCAGATATCGTTTTGGACGATGAATTGTATGATTCTGGAAAAAACAAAGGAAACAAAAAGAGGAACACTTTGATAAAATTCATTCCAAAAATTTCAGGCGAAGAATACAACAAAAAGAAGGAATGGTTGTATGTGTTTGTAATAAATGGTATGATCGTAAAAATAGGAGGCACACGAACTGGTCTTAAGGGAAGGGTTTCTTCTTATCTTTGCGGCCACCATGTAGAAGAAAGAGGCAAATCAGGCGATTGCTCTAAAACGAATGGATTTATTTACAACACATTTGAGTTTTATCTAAAACTCGGTTGTAATATTCAAATGTATGGTTATGAACTACCAAAAACAGAAATTATCATTAACATTTTTGATAAAGAAACAAAAATAATTGCTCAAACATTTCATGCATACGAAAGCACATTTTTAGAAGATTACAGAAAAAAGTATAACGAATATCCTATTTTAAGCGATAACTGCGATCCTGATTACAAAGAATAGATTTTACATGTTATCACAAATATATTCTATTTCTTCTTTGGTTATATCGAAATAATCATATATTTCCTTATGACTTCCAGAATATTCTATTCTAGGAATAGGAAAACTCTGCAGTATTCGTATGTTGTTGAAATTTCCCCATCTACAAATATTATTGATAAAGACATATAAAGGGTGTTGTAATATTGTTTGATATTTTTTTGCTTGTTCTTCATTTGAACACATTATGAAAACAATTGATTGAGTCATTCCACAATTGTCGATAAAAACACTGTATTTATCAGTAGTTGATATAAATACTTTAAACCCTTCTTGAAATTTATGTGGTCGCGATGAATAAACGCTTTGACTTGGTGTATGAATTAATTTATATTTAAATTCGCCAGATGGCTCATCATTAATAAATTTTGATTTGGTATATCTATGTAAGTCACTACTAGTTTTAACTTCAAACTTTTTAAGAGATATATTATCTACAGTTTTCGATAAAATACTTTGAACAGTCTGGTTATACAGCAATGGAATATATTTACGTTGTTGTGATATGACAGATCCTAAATACTCTTTTTTCTTCCATACTCCAGATACATTCATATTTTTATAGGATGGACAATTTTGAATTATATACCATGTGAAACTGGAACCAATTTTTTTAAAGTACTTCTTTGCACTATGTATATCTAAATGAATGATTTGTAATGAAGTAATTGTTTCTATTAGTATATTCCTATCGGCATACGACATCCAATTGTCGGGAGTTATGAATAACAAATACCCATTGGGTTTTAATTGTGATAATGCTTTTTTTATGAAATCTTTTATCAAATTATGATTTTTAGAGGCTCTTTTGCCATTTTCTAACAATTTTGCATATGGTGGATTCGCAACAATAAGATCATATTTTTTATCATTTTGATATGTGATATAATCATTGTTTGTTATTTGTAATTTATATTTTCCTTCACAAAATATTTTTCTTACATTTTCCAATCTACTATCGTTGATGTCATTAAATTCTAATATTTCTTCCAAAATTTTCTGTTTACTATGATGATTTAATAATTTGAATAAAATTGGAATATAGAAATTTCCATTTCCACAGCATGGATCTAATATTGATAAACTTGATTTACTCCATAATTCATCTGGGAGTTTACTTATCATTTCACTGATACAATCAATTGGTGTCGGTTCATCATTGCTTGATTTGTATGTGCTTTTGTCAACATTTAATGTCCTATCATAGTGTTGTTTTAATTCTTCAAAATTTGAAGAGTCAATTGTTATTGGTATCACTGAAGACGCGTCTAGCAAATTATCAGCGATATTTGTTTTAGGAATACACGGGCGTTTCTTTTTTTTATGTTGTGTATAATGGCTTTTACTATTGAACTCTTTACCACATATATCACACTTAATATTGGACATATTTTAGTGTATACGTATATTATTATAATATAGATTATAACAAATCATTTTTTCATTTTGATATTGAGTGATTATATCAATTGCTTAAAAGCATTGATTGCAATTTTGGAACGTTCTTTATGATCTATTATTTTTTCAACATTCTCCCATTCTGGATTCCATTTTTTAACATATTCTAAATCTTTATCAAATCTTTTTAATTGCAATTCTGGATTAAATATTCTAAAATATGGCTGAGCATCCGTTCCAGTACTTGCACACCATTGCCATCCGCCATTATTACTGGCGGGATCATAATCTACCAATTTTGTTGCAAAATATTTTTCTCCCCATCTCCAATCAATTAATAAATCCTTCGTCAAAAACATAGCAGTAATCATACGAACTCTATTATGCATCCAACCTGTTTCATTTAATTGCCGCATACCTGCATCAACTATTGCATATCCTGTTTTACCGTCACACCATTGGCGAAACCATTTTTTATTATTTTCCCATTTTATATCATCGTATTTTTGTTTAAAAGAATTACCTAATACGTGAGGAAAATGATATAGTACGTTTGCATAGAATTCTCTCCAGAATAGTTCTCTTTGCAGATCATTGTTTTCATGATAATTATAAAAAACCTCTCTTATACTAACACAGCCAAATTTTATATAAGCACTCAACTTTGTTGTTTGATCTAAACTAGGATAATTCCTCAATTGTGAGTATTGTTTCATATTTATATGCATTCTTTTCAATGCCATTTCGCGACCACCATTAACTGCTATATGCTTATTGTACTCATAATATCTTTTCTTATCAAATGAAATAATATCATTTATAGTATCTATATTGTAATGGGTTCTGTTAGGTTTTAATATTTTATGCTTGAGACATTCTTTATAGAAAGGAGTAAACACCTTATATGGTTCTTTATCTTTATTTAAAATAGTGCCCATTCGTAAAAGAGTGTAGTCTTCTTCAATTATGACTTCTATATTTTTCTTTTTTGACCAATTTATTATTCTTTTATCTCTCTTGATAGCAAACGGTGTGTAATCTTTATTAAATGCAATAGCAGTAATATTATATTTAGTTAACAATTCTTCTAGAATGTGCAAATCATCCCCTTCAAAATAATTTATATGGATTTGTTTTTCTAATGATTCTAAACTTTCTATCATGAATTGAACAGAGTTGTTACTAAAATATCGATTGTTTTGACTATATATTTGTTTTGGATTAAATATGAATAATGGATATATTTTTTCATTATCGTTGTTGGATTTTAATAAAGTATTTAATGCTAAATTATCTTCTATCCTAAGATCTCTTCTAAATATAAATACTTTAACATTCATATTATTGATACTAGAGAAAATTATGCGTATTTATCATACTTATTCTATATAACATTTTTGCTCAGTTAGTTATATAATGCGTACCACAATACCTTTATGCATTTTTGTAACCCTTTTTGTCATTGACGCTTCTAAACTATATCATATAATCAATATGAATAAAATATATAAACCTATTCTAAGACGTTCTTATTCTATTCACATTCCAATTATTACACCAACCGAAAAGAAAAATGAGACAAAACTATATTAAATAGTCTAATCTATTTTCCTATCAACCAATGTAAATGACAACATTTAAGTTGCTAACTACAATTTGACAGCTGTGAAGCGGTTTGTAGTTTTTGTATTGTTTGACCTCTTCTATATTTTTCAGGTCTTTCATTGTTTTTCAAATAGTATTCAAATATCTTCTGAATATTTTTACAACCATTCTTATCACGATTGATACATCCCAACCTGTTGTTTTCCATTTTATATGTTAGGATAGAATGTATCTTTCTTGATTTATTCTTCTTGTCTGGTAAGTAAATATTATTAGAAGGTTCTTCGGTCTTATAATTGAGACTAGATGTTCTATATTCATCTATATTATAGACGATAAATCTTTCTTTTAGTTTTCTTTTTAGTCCTATATTTGGTGTTGAAATAAAGTTTTTCATTTGCTTCTCAATACACCAATCACCAATTATAATAATATTATCTTTGGAATAAGTCTTTTCAATCTTATTTAACATATTATCTTCTGTTCTTTTCTTATTGATAAAAGCATACCATTTGTATTGTCTGAACTTTTGGTATTGATACAATTTATAAAGTTCTTGATTTATGCTGATTTTTCTATCAATAAATGCTCTGTAATTGAATGATGTAATTAAAGACAATTATAAAGACCATCTAATTATAATGGATAATGCTGTTATACATAAATCTAAAATAATAAGACAAACAATAGAAGAAAGTGGCAATCATTTGCTTTATAGTGTTCCATATCATCCAGAAACAAATGCTATAGAAGAGTTCTTCAGTCAGTTAAAACATTATATCAAAAAGCAAAGTCCAAATACTTACGATGACATACAATCAGTAATAAAAGACATTATTAAATACAACATAACAAAAGAACATCTAACAAATTATCTGAAACATAGTTTTAGAATGTATAAAAAAAAGTAAGTTTTGTCTCATTTTTCTTTTCGGTTAGTGTAATAACACAATTAGTCAATTTCCTCCATATAAATATTATACTTAAAGAAAATCAAAAACTTTTGTTATTTTTTATAAAAAAATTTTAGGGGGGGGGGAGAGAGGGGGGTAAAAGTGATAAATCGTGGTCTGGAAGTGATAAATTTTTTCACTTAAAAAGAAATCATTCTTATAAGTAAGTGATAAAAAAAGATAATGGTGATAAATCGCTGTGATTTTTGTTCTTACGTAACTGATATAAAATGTAATATGGAACGTCACATATATGCTAAGCATTTTGTCAAAAAACAGTCTATCGAAAATGTTAACAAAAATGAAGAAAATGTTATCCCAAATGAAGAAAATGTTATCCCAAATGAAGAAAATGTTATCCCAAATGAAGAAAATGTTATCCCAAATGAAGAAAATGTTATCCCTGTTTTTGTTTGTAAAAAATGTAATAAAATTTATAAGACAAAAAAATATCTAAATATACATGAAATAAAATGTAAAGGTATTGATGAGTTAACTTGTCCAAAATGTATGACTTCTTTTACAAATAGACATAATAAAGCAAGACATATTAAGAGGAATAGTTGTAAAGCAATGAGTATTATTCTTGCAAGGGAACCAAAAACTCAAACTGTTATAAATAATAGCCAAACTATAAACAATAATATTCAAAACAACAACTTTATAATAAATAACTTTGGAAATGAAAGAATAGATCATATTTCACATGAGGAAATCGTAAATATGTTATTATCTGGTATAAATACAATTCCTATGTTCATTGAGAAGAAGCATTTCAATAAAAACTTTCCAGAAAATAATAATATACTTTATACTAAAGAGAATAAATGCAAGGTATTAGAAAATGATATGTGGAAAGAAAAGGATATCAGCATTTTATCATCTAAGCTCATAAAAGATAACAGTCAAGTTCTTTTATTATATTGTGATCAAAATGAAATAAAAATAACAGAACAGATGATGGATGAAGATATGTATGAGCGAATCAAAAATAAACTCGTCATAATTTATAACAAAACTGATAATGAGAAATACAATGAAATAATAGGTTTGATAAAGGATTTAGTCAAAAATTCTAAACAATAACTGGTATAACATCGCTTTCGATGTTTGATCTAAGTGACACTCTTCTTTTTTTGAAACTTTCTTCATGTTTTATTTTTGTTCCATCGCGGAAAATGGAATTAGTATCGCGTACAATATTTGCAACTTTTTCTAAATATTGTTTTCGAGACATAAAAAGATTGCCTTTAAAAAGATAACCAGATGAGAAATTTATTAGTTCAGGATTATCATTGTCATCAATAGGTTTCGAAACAGATTTTTTTTTTATAAAAAATGGGAATTTCATAGTATGGTCTATACATGGGTAACATTTTCATTTTTTTAAATTATGGAAAAAGATGATGGTATAGATGATCTTATCAATTAATTTTCTTGTTTAATGAAAAATATAAACTCTTGAAATAAAAAAGTACATATCTGTGAAAATTTTATTTTATTCTGAAATTAAAAACTTTTTTGTGAAAATGATGTGATATGTACTTTTTTATTTTAGGAATATAAACTATATAAATATATTG